GCTTCATATTTAGCTGTTTGTGCTTCATATAAACCCCCTTGAATCTCTGTTAATTTTTCTTTCGTTCTTCTGTCTTGTATTGATCCAGCAAGACCAGCAATACCAGCACCTAGTTCGCTCATGTTTCTAGCGCCCATGATAATGCCGCCAAGTTGTGCCATATCTAAGCCTTCAACTTGTGGCAAGAATGAATCTAATCCTTTTTTCTCAGTTGTGCCTGTATCTTGTGTTTTATTAATATCAGCCAACAGTTTGTTTAATTTATCTTGGGTTGATTCAACAATTACTTGTTCATCTTCATTTGAAGCAATAATCTCATCTTCACTCAAATAATTATTAATCATATTTCCGCCACCAAGAGCTGTCGTTGTGAGACCAATTCTGGTAACACTTGGCAGTCTAGCTGGAACGTTAGCACCTCTCATTGAAAACCCAGGTCCTTGTACTACTCTTGGATTAGCTCTCGTAACTAATGGAGAGCGAAAAGGACTAATCCATTGTCTAATACGACTAGGTACATTTTTTACTCCTTGTTGCATGGCACCAGAACCCCAGTTAGCCCTTGCTGCACCTAAACCAAGCCTACCTAGTCTACTACCTATTCTAGCAGTTCCCAGCGCTGCGCCACCAAAAGGAATACCCCAACTCGCATCCAATAAGACATTGCTCCAATCAACAGAGCCTAGTCCTTCTCCTTCATCTGTATATCTTTCGCTAGCCCAACTCCTTGCTCTATCTAACCAACTATCTTCTTCTACTGAATCAACGCTAGGAACGCTAGGAGAAGGCACTCCTGTTAAATCTACTGGTTGATTAACGCCAGTATCTACAGTTGGTAATTGTTCTTGTTCTATTGGAGCTGATTGTGCAAACAATATTGCTTGCTGAATTTCTTGCTCTGACATTTCTGTCGGGTCAATTCCTAAGCTAGCTAATAATTGTAATCTAGCATTTGGTCCACTAAATGTAGAATATGTAGCATTGCCATCGCTTATAGATGTAGTGCCTGTATTCTGATAGCCAACTCTACCGCCCCCTGCTGCCATTTGCATAGGAGTCGCAGGCATGGCTTCAGGAGAGAAAGCTCCAGCGTTAGCTGGACCCTCAGCATTCATGCCTGCTAAACCTTGTGGTTGTGCAAAATCAGCTACTACTTCTTCAGCGACAGTTGTTTGTGGCTGATTCATAGACGCTTCTTGTGCGTTATACATTTTTTCCATCTGTGTTCTGCGTTGTATTTCGCTTAACACCAAATATTGTGGGTATCGAGATTCAGGATTCTGGCTCATTTGGATCAACTGATCCTTTGGCACATATTCTAATTCTTCTGCTACTTGTACTAAATTAGCCATCTATCCTCCCAGCCCTTTATATAAACCAAGACCACTTAATCCTGCACCTACTGCGGTTTGGAATAATCCAGGTTGTTGTTGATAAGTGCTTATGTTTTGTTGAGGCTGCACTGGCACACCTCTTAATAGGTTACTGAACCCACCAAGTTGTTGTTGGGTATAATCTCTTTGACCTAAGAAATCTTGATACCCCATGTCTAAACCAGCTTGTCTTAATGCTCTTTGCTGCCTTCCTATATTTTCTAGCATTTGCATTCTAGAAATAGCATCTTGCTGTATTCCTTGCCCTGATTGCATTAGCCCTTGAGCTGCTGCTAGATTATAACGACTAGATAAATCATAACCACTTTGTCTGAATTTCTCTTCAGCTTGTTTGCCTGCTTGTTCAATTTGCTCCGCAGATAATCCCAACTTAGCAGCTTGCTGTCTTGCTGACTCACCTGCTTGATAGGATTGTATCTGTTGTGCGCCTTGAGTCTGCATTGATTGCTGCGTTTGTCCAAAAGCACTTTGACTAAATTTTTCTTGAGCCTGTCTAGCGGCATCTTCTTGTTGTTGCGCGGTCATACCCATAGATGCTGCTTGTTGTCTGGCTTGTTCTCCAGCTTGATAGGCTTGGATTCCCTGTGATCCTGATGCTTGTCTGGCTTGTTCTCCAGCCTGATAAGCCTGAATACCTTGCGATCCTGATGCTTGCATTGCTTGTTGTGTTTGTCCAAAAGCGCTCTGACCGAATTTCTCTTGGGCTTGACGAGCTGCATCTTCTTGTTGTTGTGCCGTCATTCCCATTTGTGCAGCCTGTTGTCTTGCTGACTGCCCAGCATTAAATGCTTGTTGAGCCATTTGTTCTTGTGATTGTCCTGCTTGTTCTAAAGCGCCAAATCTTTGCAAACCAAATTGGGCAGCGCCCATGCTTGCTCCTCTTTCTCTTTCTAATTGCTGTTGTGCACTTTCAAAAGCAGCTTGTGATCCTCGTTGTTGAATATCTCCTAATTGTTGAGATAAACCTCTTTCTCTTTCGGATTGCATAATAGCTTCACGATAACCACCTAATCCGCCTGATGAAGAAGCAGCATCTTGTATGCCTTTGCTTGATATTTCAGATTGCCTTCTAGCTTCTCGTTTTTGTATATCAGTAACATTTTGCTGATACGGAGACATAAACCTCTGTATGTTTTCTTCGTACTGTTCTGGAGAATAGCTCGCAGGTCCTTGTCCTACTTGATATTGAGAATCCCTTAGTTGAGCCTGATAACCCGGGTCAAATGTACCTGCTTGATAACCACTTCCATAGGTAGCGCCCTGATAACCTGGACCCATTGATCCCGCTTGATAGCCTGGACCCATTGCCCCTGCTTGGTAGCCTGGATCAAATTTACCTGCTTGATAGCCACTCCCATAAGTAGAACCTTGAAAGCCAGGTCCCATTGCTCCTGCTTGATAACCAGAACTTACATCGCCTGCAGCATATTCTCCTGCAATACTTCCTTGATCGCCATATCTTTTAGAGGCATCAGTAAATTCTTGTGGTGTTCCCGCAGTACCAAACCCACGCGCCATTGCTTGTGATGTTAATTCATCAGGTGAAAAGTATTCTAAACGCTGTCCACCATAAGGCGTATATCCCTGTAAAGATTCTGCTTCACCCCTTTGTAAAAGTCTCTTGTAATAAGGTTCTACATAATCGGGCAGATTAGATGTGGTGGTTGTTACCTCTTGTGGTGGTGGTGAACTACTACCACCTCCGCCTTTAAATCTTCTCATTTTATTTCCTCAAAATTATATTCAAAACAAACTGCTGTTTTTTCCCAATCTCTGTCTTTAATCCAATTCCAAAAACCTTCTCTACCAACACCTTCAATGCCGCTACATTTATTATCTTTAGCCCACTTTTCTAAAATTTTTAAACCATCATCGAACCAACTAGACATATTTTTGCCAGCAACATGATCTAAATTAAGCATTCTTTTGCCTGAAGGATAATCGCTAATCTGAGTTACGGCACATCCGATTATTTTTAAATTACCTGTGTCAAAAGAAATCCATAAAGAAGCTTCATTATTAAGACATTGATAAAGTATATCTTGGGTTGTTACTCTTCCTTTGGATCGTTTACAAGACTTCCTTAAATATTTTTCTACATCATCCCATATTATCATTAACTGGTCAGGCATAATTAAAGAAACCTTATATTCTTCACTAGCTTCTTGTTTTACTGCGGGCTGATTCATCTTGGCAACAAACCTCCAGCATTAGCTAACTTAGGTGCTTGTCTAGTAGTTCCTGTTTTTTCTTGCCTTACTCTGTCCATCATTGCGTAAAGTTCGTTAGAGCCAGCATCAGAACTGCCATCGCCTAAAGCCGAAACTACATCAGCAGGAACAATAAATTCATCTTGTGATACGGCTATTTTTTCATTAGCACCTATCATTCCAGGTATGTCATCAGCCATTCCACTGTTGCCAACACCCTCTATTTGTCCTTCTGTCTGAACGCTCTCATTGGTAAGAGCTTTTAGTACATAATCTCTTAGTTGTGCGAATGTCTCAGCACCATATTTGGTAACAAAATCATTAACAGCTTGTTGATTATCTGACTCTCCTGTAATAAACAAGACAACTTCTTGAGTAATAGGGTCTTGCATTATATTACCAGTTTCTCCTCCTTCTGCTTTTCTGCCTCTTCCGCCTCTTCCGCCTCCGCCTCTTGTTGGGCGCACTGGCGAACTTGGTTGTTCTATAAGGCTAGCGTCTTGAGCTTGTAATTGTTGAGCATCTGCCATGTTATAATTTACACCTGCTGGCATTGGGGCTGTTCCTACAATCATATCCCGAATTTCATCGGCAGTATGTCCATTTTCATTTGTTGATATGTTTCCTACAGTTGGTGTTTCTGGCTTACGCGGGTCTCCAGGTTTTGGCTTACTTGGGTCTCCAGTTCCTAGCATTGGTTTATCACTTGGCGCTAAAGGAGTGCTAACTAGCCCTGGTGGTGTGGGCATTGCTGGTGGCTGCATTATTGATGGAGGCATAGGTGTTGGACCTACTGGAACTCCAGGAGCAGCGAGAGGTAAAGGTGAGGTATAAGGAGTACCATCAGGGTTTAAACCCACTGGAGTCCCTTGTGCTTCCTGGAACTCTCCAGGAACTATTGGTGATTCATAGGGATTTTGCCCCATAGGATATGGTGGTGGTGTACCGACACTAGGCGGTTGCATTACTGGTTGTATAGGTTCTGGAATCATAGCAGGTGGCTGCATCGGTGGTTGCATAAGAGAAAATGGCGTGTTATTCATTCCATAATCTTCAGGCATTGGTGGTGTAAATGTATTTCCATCAGGTAAATTAAACGTATCAGGATCAAGGTTTGTTAAGTCAGGTAAATTATAACCAGATGGATCAAAAGTAGATGGATCAAAATCTCCTTCTCCATTTGGCATAAAATCACCTGGAGATATACCATATTTATCTTCTAAATCTCTTAAATCACCAAGCTCAAAAGGTATGTCATAAGGATTATCCCAAGGATCAACCCAAGGAGGTGTAACTGGAGGTGTAACTGGAGGTGTAACTGGAGGTGTAACTGGAGGTGTAACTGGGGGCGTGACTGGAGCCACAGGAAGCTCAGGAACTGGAACTGGATTAAAACCTGTTTCAACTAAGCCTTGAGGAGCTGATCCAGTATAAGCAGCGTAAGGGTCTATTGTCTGAAGCGGAGCTTCTGCTACGCCCATCGTATTATATCCACCTTGACTTCCAGTATAAGGATCATTGAGTATAGGCATTCCACCTGTTGTAGTAGCTGTTGCTGGTTGATTTATAGTATTAGGTTGAAAATACATAGTTTCAGGTTGGAAGCCTGCCATAAATGCAGGGTTTATATCATAAGCTTGTCTGGCAGGAGTAAAACGCTGTTGGTCTCCTGAAAACGTATTAGGACCATTGTAGCCACCGCTAAACCCAATTTCTCCGCCATAATCATAGCCAGTTCTGCCGCCAGCATTCATAGCGCCACTTAATAAATTTACATCCATCATAAGTGACTCATCCATATTGGTGGGTCCACCTTGTGCGGAATAAAGGATAGGCTCTGGGGAATCTAACCACATCTGTCTTTTTCTTTCTTCTTCGTCTTTTTCCATTTGAGCAGTCTGTCTTGCAAATAGCTCTTCCGATTCCATAACTGCAGTTGGAGCCATGCCGCCTGCTATACCTGCCATAGCCATTGGTTGAGAAGCACCTGCTGCCAAGTTTTTCATACCTTCCCCAAATGTACCTGAGAAAGCGTCTTTTAAAGCGCCTGTTCCTGCGCCTGTATAAGCATCTGCTGCTGCTTGTCCTGCATATTGTATTCCTGGTTGACCTGCAGCCATTGTTGTATTAAGCGCTGTTTGACCTGCTGTATTAAGCGCCTGCGTTCCTTGAGTTACCATAGTTGGGTCTTGTAAGAGCGTATTTGTAGCATCTGTTGTTAATGCTGCGGTTTGTTTTGCTGCTTCCCCTGTTCCTGCTGCTGCTGCACCTGCGCCTTGCAATGCAGAACCAATACCATAACCTGTTATACCAGCAAGTAATCCTTTCTTTATATCTCCAGTGGCTGCCCATTGTGCAAGTCCTGAACCTAAAGCTCCTGCTGCTAGAGAACTAAGACCCCCTGCACCAAAGATTCCTGCTCCTACTCCTGTAAGAGCAGCACTACCTAAAAAGCTGCCTAATAATGGCGCTAAGAAAGGTAGGAAAGCTTCAGGCTGTCCTGTTTCTGGATTAATTGTTATTGGTGCTACCTGTGATAGCCCTCGCACTTCTGCTGGATTAACATGCATCAGCATTGAATCGCCATAACGACCCTGTGCTGCTACATTATTTACTTGTTGTTGTAGGTTCATTCGACCTCCTGTATTAAATTCTTGCATTATCTATCCTCTTTTGTTTCACAGCCGAATATATTAAAACTCATATTTGCTCCACTCGTATAAACCTTTAGTACGTCTGTTTGATTTAATGTAATTCCGATAACTATTGTTTGTGAATCGTTGGCTGCAACGGATTTATCGTAATAAAGATATTGTTTGTCATCTGCGCCTGCGCCACCCACATGAACACTTAATCTAAATGTTATTGCAGAGCCAGTTCTATTTGCTACTACTATTGAGCTAACAGTAGTCATAGTCATATCAGGAACTGTATATAACGTAGTAATAGTGGTTGCAGCAGCGTCTACCTGTCCTAATACCTTTAAAATATCAGCCATGTTTAACCCCCATTAAGAGGAATTGGTGCCGCCTCATAGCTTTTGAAGTCATTACTTCCTGTAATCTCTGGACTCTTGTAATCTTTACAGTCAAATCCTCGACAGCTTGTTCTATAACTCTTCTTGTAACAGCCTCATCATTACTATCATATTCAGGATTAGGTGTTGGCAATACTATCGTTTTTATATCAGCCATTATCTTTTCCCATCAGGTCTTATCTCTAATCTTAAATCTCCAACTCGCCAACCATAATTTATACTGGTATTTGATATTCTAATTGCAGCGTGTCTACTTCTAGCTCTTAGGTTAGTAAAGGTAGATTCAGGTGTTACATTAACTGTCTGTAATGTTGAAAGAGTACCTAAAGGATAATTTCTTCCTTTTATTGTAAAAGTAACAGTATCATCAGTTGTATCTTGATCTCTAAATTCCACATCAGGAATTAATTTAGAAAGAAACATAAGTCTTTCTCCATCAGGATTAAGATCAAAGTCACTTGATTCTATGTATGCAGTAAATTCACCGCCATCGTTTGAATGCCCTTTTTCTTGATTATAAAGATAGTTGGTATTGCTGCCCGATGTTTTTCCAGCACCCAAAGGATAATCTAATGATTCAGCTTCTATCCATGCTGTTCTTGTAAATCCATCATCTGTAGTACCAATTGACCACGCATTTTCCAAATAATTATAAGTAACATAACGATCTATTTCTAAGCTATCTTTGGATGGATAAAACCAAATAACTTCATTTGCACTTTCTACTGATGCTCCAAAACATTTGAACTGCTGACCTAAATTTATATTAGAAAATACATAATCTAATACAGTGCAGGGCAGTCTAGATACTGAGCCTGAATAAACATAAAACCCACCTCTGTCCATAAAATAAACTTTATTATTTGCACTGACTGCTGAGTTTGGCGATATTAAAGATGGACCAGATGCAACTTCTATAAATGAGAATATAAAGGGCTCTCCAACAAATCGCATAGAGGTTAAGCCTGCATCAGACCAAATTAATATTTCTTGTCTTGTTTGTAAAGCACCAATTATTGTAGAGCCCTGTGATAATTGAACGCCACCCGATTGATTCGTTGATGTTGGTGTCCAATCGCTTGCACTTTCTGTATCAGACCATCTAACTAATAGCGGATTAACAACTGACTCCCCAATAGCATTAGCGCCAAAACAAATAATATGTTTATCTACATCGGAAACCATAATTTGCAAGCCTAATGTTGGCACATTACTAGCACTTCCTAAATCTGAAAAAGGCACAGCTCTTTGGGTAGCTCCTGCGCTTTCATCCCAATAGTAAACGCCACCACCCCTGATGCATGAAATTAGATCATCACCAAAATTATCTTGAGACCATAACCTTAATTGACTTGAAGAAGAAATTGGACTAACTGACCCCCAAGTAAGAGCGCTCCATGTTCCAGCCCCCCAACCAGTACCTTTAACATAAACATCCAATCCAACATTTATCTCGTAAACTCCATCTACCGCAGAGCCGCCATTACCAGAATCACTAGCATTAGCGGTTACTGTATCTCCAGAGGTATCTTTTGCAGTGACTTCATATGTATTTACAGTTAATGTTCTAACTATTATATAAGTTTGATTTAAAACGTCTGCTGTAACAACTCCACCTAAAGAAACTGCTTCTGCAAACGTAACAGTATCATTAGCTACTGCACCATGAGATGAGTCAGTAACAACTAGAGTTGAAGAGCCATCTGTGGCAGCGAATGTAATACTGTTTGTAGATGTTTTTCTAATAGGAGTAATGTCATTAAAGTCATCTCCTTGTAATACATAGTATTTTAGATGAGTGCCAGCTCCTACATAATCAGTTTGTCCTTGATCTCTATAAGAGTAAAGATTTCTACAAGTGCCTGTAAAAGAGTCGAGCGTATTTTTTTCCCATCCAGCTATTCTTTCTGGCTTGCCCCTTCTAAATCTAACTTTGTCTGCAGAATACCATCCGCCTTCGTTGCTATAATTAGTTCCTTCCCGATCTATACCAGGTCTAAATTTATATTTTGATAAAGGCATATTAAACCTTGTACCATTCTTTTTCTTGGAAAAGCAAAGATTCTGCTTCTCTTCTTCTTATTAATCCGTCCAAAACATTGCCTCCAGCTTTGTTCCATCTTTTTATTTGTGCTGGAACATCATTATAATTACCTTCATTTAATACTTTTAATAAAGTAGAATTTTTTAAATTAGTTGGTCCTAAATTATAAACCCAAGCAACAAGAGCATCGAATTGATATTGCTCTAAGTCAACTTTCACTTGGTTGTTTATATAACCTTCATATTCTTGCATCTCTTCTTCAACCCAAGAATCTGCTTGTTCTTTAGTACAACTATCTCCCATTTTTACATTTTTAGTTCTTCCATAAGCAATTGTAGGTACGTTTACAGCATCTAAATAAGCTTCTAATTTACATCCTTCAAACTTTTTTATTAGTGCCATTCCCTCTGCCGATATAGACCTATTTCCATCGCTCATATCACTGCTCCTCCTCTCTCTCTGATGAAGTATTCGTAGTAACTGTCCTATAATAAACAACCACTTCTTTAAGTTCATTTATATACCTCTTCAATTCTTGCATGTTATATGCCATAAGCTCATAATCTGGAACCGACATGGCAAAGAATACGAGCTGCCCTTGTTCTTCTTCTAATCTGCCTAAAAACTCATCTATATTTTTTTCTGAAACAACATACCAATAAGGCTCTTTTAAGTCTATTTCGCGAGGCAAGATAGGTTGAACTATCTTTCTTTCTATAGGCGCAGTTACAATCTCAACTTTTTTAGTTGGTATTAGGCTGCAACTGCAAGCCATCATCGAGATTATCAATATTGCGACTAGCTTCTTCGATACTGTCAAATACATCTTTTGTCCCATTGTTTACTCTTGACTCTATTAACCCTGGTTTAGCAGCAGCCAATTTACTTAAATTATGTCGGTTAAAAATATCAAGGTATCTACTCATTTCTGCTTCTATCTCTTGATTTCTTGACTGTATATTTAATAAACTTTCTGTTTGAAGGGTAAAATCATTTTGTAATGATTCTATTGCAGCCTTTTGCTCAGAATCTCTTAATTCATAAGCTTGATTTAATGTGTATAGATTTTTGTTCTGATAGTAAAGAAAACCACATATCAGTAACAGAACACTAATTACACCTAGTAAAATTTTACTCATTTTTTATGCCCATGTATAAACTTCTAATGCTTTAGCTTTACCTTTAACTTTAATAGGTTCTAATAATTGTAACTTAAAATCTGTATTTTTTGCAGTTTGTTCGCCTATTAACACTCCTACTCCTGCGATCTTCGTGCTTGACTCTAATCTAGCAGCTACATTACAGGGGTCTCCGATTAAGCTAAATGAAAATCTATCTGTTGCTCCAAAATTACCAGCTATACAAATACCTGAATTAACCCCTATACCTATAGCTATCTCAGGTATGCCTTCTTCTTTAAATTTAATATTTAACTGGTCTATGTTATTTTCTATTTCTTTAGCAGCTTTTAAAGCTAACGTATGGTGATCTTCTTGTGGGATTATAGTGTTCCAATGAAACATACCCGCATCACCAATGAATTTGTCTGTGCATCCAAAGTATTTATTAGCTGCCTTTACTTGCACATCTAAAACATTGTTCATTATATAGGTGACCATTTCAGGCTCTACTGACTCAGATAAGCTAGTAAATCCTCTAAGGTCTGTAAATATAATAGAACAATCAACTCTTTTGCCATTTACTTGGCATAACTCAGGATTATCCTGTAATTTCTTAACCATTCTTGGATCAAGATACTTGCCAAATTGAGCTTTGATCTGCTGTCTTAACTTATATTGTTCTCTGAAACGTAAATAAAATGCTGTGGACGCTATGATAAATTGCGACATTAAAGTCCAAGTAACATCTATAAGAAGTCCTTGTTGTATTAAATAGTACCCACTTCCTGCTGTTAATAAAAACAATAAACCACTAAAAGATATGCCTAAAGTTATTCCAAAAATATTTATCAAACACCATGCTAAGAGCACTGTAACACCAAAAGCTAAAACTTCTGCTGCCAGACCCCAATCTGGAACGTATGGACTATCTTCAATTAATATGCTTTCTGCTAATGCCGCTTGTATCTTGTGAGGCTCTAAATATCCAGCAGGAGTGCTTAACTGAGGCATTATTCCTTTTGCTGTGAACCCGACAAAAACAAACTTATCTTTAACATCCATTTGTTCTAAATTTGTTTGTGGTGTATCTACCCAACTAATCCATTTTCTTCCTAGTGAATCAGTAGAGACTGGTGACAGCCCTTTAACTCTTATCTGTTCTATACCATTATCGTTTGTTTTTATAAGATAAGTGTCTGCACCAGCCAATATTTTTAAAACCTCCGTACCAAAGGCGGAAACCCATCCATCAGGAGTTCTTAATAATAAGGGTAATCTTCTAACTAAAGAATCAACCTCTGTTCTAGCTACGGCAATGCCTTGACTAGCGCTCTGTTTAAGAACCTCAATATTTTGAATAACTCCTTCTGCATCAATTCCTCCATGATCTTCTCCCATGATGACAGTGCCTGTAGTTGAGGGATAATCTCCACTATTATTTTCAAACATTGCCAAGACAGTGGGCGCATAGGCTAGTGTTTCTGCAAATATGGAATCTCCTCCGAGTCGATCAGGCTGTGGAAAAGCCATAACCCAACCTATTCCAATCGCTCCCTTGTTTAATAAATCAACCTGTATTTCAGCTAATCGCTGTCTAGGTAAGGGATAGCCTCCTTCGCGTGCAATATCTTCTTCAGTTATATTAAGAATAGAGAAATAACCTGATGTTTCTTTCTCTGGAATTAAAGCATCAAAAGTTTTGAGCTTAATTATTTCTAAAGCATTCCAGCTAAATAATAAAGGCACCATTAAAGCGCCTGTAATCAGCACCCCAATTAACCATTTGTTCATTGTTGGGTTATTGAAATAGTTTTATCGCAACCACCGCCAGTACAATTAAATTGAGCTGAATAAGATTGATTGGATGAACCTTTTTGAATTACAGTTACATCATAATCCGTAGTATAAAATCTCATATATGCAGTATGTGAGCCGTTTCCTTGTTGTGTTAAATTAACGTCATTATCATCAGCCCCACTGTAAAAATATACATCTGCATCTTTTACTCCCGATCCCTTTTGAATTAATCTAGTAGAGTTATTATCTCCACCTGAGTAGTTAAGAACATAAGCATTATGATCTCCTGTGCCCTCTTGGGTAATCCAAACATCAGAATTATCTGAAAAAGCATAAATCTTGGCGTAATAATCATCTCCTAACTGCTCTATTTTATAAACACTATTGTCTCCAGAGCCTAAAATCCAAGCATCGTTATCATTTCCGTCTTGAATAATGGTTGAAGTGTTGTCATCTTCATCCATGTCTATAACTGCATAATTATCATTTCCGTCAACAGTTGTTATCCAGCTTTGCCCTGTATGGTTAGACCATACCGACTGTAAATAAACTATATTTAAGTTGCCTATTACTGTTGCGGTAATGGTGGCATTGTCGCAAGTATGAGTGTTCACCAATGAATTATCAAAACTGCCTAACCCACAATAAATACCTGTGGTGTTGCTGTTCCCAGTTTGTTTAATTGTTATAGTAGAGCCACTTCCTTTTGTTTGTAGGGTAATCAGGTTATCACCTGCAAAAACGCTACAACTAAGGAGACTGAAAAATAATAATAGTATTGTCACCTGCACCATTAACCTCTATCTCCATTATGATTCCTGCTGTATTTATATTCAAATAAGTTGCTGCGTATTTATCTAAACCAATGTCGAATGTATTGCTGCCCTGATGAACTAAATATAAGTGTTCGCCTTCCACAAAAGAATAAGTTTGATAAACTGGATCAAATCCAGGCACAATGCCCATTAACTTTATTCCGTCTAACTCTCCTCCTGATTCAGTTTTCTTTTTAGAGCCTGCTTCCACCATTGCTAATAGATCAACTAGAAAATCAAAACTTAACAAATCTATATCCAAGCGACTGATTTCTTCTTCAATTTCCAAGTAATCTTTCTCTAAATCATTACCTTCTTCAAAGAAGTCTTTATCCAATTCAGTCTTTGATTCCGCTTGTTGTTCTTCTATCGCTTCAGTTACCTCTGGCGGTTGATTGATGATTAACATATTGTCTATTAATCCCAACGTAATGCCACCTAATACAACTGCTTTGGTAGGTCTTGATTCAAAGGTAGAAACCATTGTAGCTTGAAAGGGTTTGTTAAGAATTTCCGTGCCTGACCACGTTTCTACAGCTATTTCTCCAGAGGTGGTTCCATTTGCATCAGGTAATAATATGACCAAACTCCTGCCAAGTTCATCAACTGTTGTAGTAAAATCTGTACCCCTTATAGCTATGTTTGCTGATGGAGTTCTAATAGATATGTTTTTCTTATCTATCTTTCCTAGTGCGCCTGTTATAAAACGAGCAGTACCACTAGCCATATTGAGGGCTAGTTTGCTTTTAGATGGGTCAGGGTCGTATATGTATTCGTCTATGACAATTTTGGAATGTTCTGTCAGCTTTATAATAGACTCATCAATAAATTCAATAGCGATGCGCCCATTACCAGTAAATATACTATCATAAGAAAGAATATCTAAAGCAAGCTCTGCAAGAAGTTTGTCTCCACCTGCTTGTCTTAGGATTTCTCCATTACCCCTAAGTTCCGATATTTCTCCTATCTCAGAGTAAGCATTAGTAGCAAAAAATAGTATTAACAGCCACTGGCGCATTGGTCAATATTGACTGAACTTCCTGATCCACCACTACTTTGTAGTAATAAATTAGCTACATTTGTGCTTGTGGCATCAGTCTGGTCAATATCAATATCCATTGAGCTGCCTGTTAGATTAACAGTAATTGCGTGATCATTAGCCCCTGTTTGCACAGTGTCTATATCGTTTGAGTTTCCAGAAACAGTCCAATTATTTATACAACCTATGACCTCACATTTAACATTTAAGTTATTAGATGCTCCTGTAATTGAAAAATCTTGGTTTCCTGAAGTTGCTGTAGCAGCAGAACCCTGGGTAAAAATTAAATCGTTTCCATCTCCCCCTGTAGCGGTCCAATCAAAATCTGACCCTGCTACATCTCCTGTTGCTCCCACTGCGAAAGTAGCTGAAGCACTAGAACCTGTATTACTGTAAGTCCAACTGGAAGAATTACCCTGTAGAATACTAGCCACAATGCTGTTGCTAGAACCTATTTGATCTAAGTCCACCGTCATACTGGTGCCCGATATAACGGCTCTAGTACCACTTGTACCTATTGTATTAGTGGCACCAATTTGGTCAATTGTTAAAGTTAGACCTGTGCCCGTTTGAGTTATATAAATATCGTTATTCCCAGCCCAAGAAATGGCTGAATAAAACAGAAAAATTATACTTAGAAGTATCTTCATATTACTCCACCTCCTTTAGTGTATTATAATTAAAATCCCAGACTTGTTTTTCTAATCCCTGAATAACCAATCCATAAACAGCAGCCTCTATGGCAGTACGCACTGCATGACCTACAGCTTCATTCTGGGTGCTACCACTTTCAAATTCACCTAACTGTGTTCCCATTTCATAAAAACGAAATAAATCAACCCCTTTGCCAGTGGATAATATTGTTTTTGTAGCAGTAATATTTAATAGCACTTCGCCTGTTTGTACTAATATAGCTCTAAGAGATACTGTTACTTTATCTTCTCGATATAAATTCTTTAAACCTATGCCTAAATACCTTGCGCCATTGCCACCAGTTTTTAGATTAGTATCATAAGAAATAATGCCGCCTTCAAGAATTAGTCCTGCATAAAGCAATGGTTTAAGAACACTGTCGCCTTCACCAGCATAAGTCTGTCTGGTATTTTTTATTAGCTGTCTTTCTCTCGTTAAACTATCTAAAGCTGCTCTTTCTACTACTACAAACCAATTACCTTTCCCTGCATCTTTTAAAGCTTCTATGAGAATATCGGCTCCGCCTTGCGTTACAGCAGTACTGAAAGTAGCTACATTATCTTTTGATTTTCTTTGTCCCGTTTTATCAGCAAAAGCATAAACAGCAACTACTGCTTTTGTATTAGGGTAAGGTAAATTTAAAAGTTGATAAGCAGAAGTTGGTACTATTTGCGGTCCTTCTGGACAAATAATAGAAGGAGCACAGCCTGTTTGTTGTAATGCTACGGAAGCACAACCATTAAGGAAAACAATAACTGTTACTATTAGCCATTTCATCCGTCACAATCTACCCAACAGCCCCCGAAGCTACCCACTGGAATAACAATCTCTGTCGTTGAAATAAGAACCCCATCAAACCATTCTTCGATAATTAAGGTAATCGTAATCCCGTCATTGATCCACCTCAAGATATTGCCTTCTAGACTTATCTCTCCTGATATGGGGTTTTCTGAAGTAGGAATACCAGAATAGTTAAATAAAGATTCCGAAATGTCTTTTGCTAAGGTGGAGTAAATACGTGATTCCAAGTTACGAATAAACTTAGCCAATACTGTATTATCCGCTTCTCGTTCTGCTTCCTCTAAAACATCTTGTATATCTTCAGCAATCTTCTCTGCTCTGGTTCTTTCCTGTTCATCAATAGTAAGATAATGAGCTGACTGATTCTGTCCATTAAAACTAGGGCTGCCGAATTTATGTACCAATTCATCTGAAAACAAAGTGTGTGAATAGCCTGAAACAATAAATGTAAAAATCAATATAACAGCTAAATTTAGAACTTTATTATTTGATTTTGTTATAGTTTTCATTCTTTTCCTTTAACTCTAAAGCTGTATTTACTTTCTCTTTCAGCCTTATCATGTCTTGATCTAATAATCTAAGCTGATCAGTTAAGCGTATAATAGTTGTTTTCATGCTTTCTACAGCAGGGTCTATTTTTGTTGTAATAGTTTGCCACACAAAATAAACAAAATAGCCAAGACCAACTACCATAACGACTGGAAACCCAAAGTCGGAAACTAATTGGATTATATCCACTAATCTCTCCTAGCGTCTATCTTCCCATCTTCTACGAAATTTTCTGCTCGCGCTATTCTCTCTAAATCTGGAGCAATATTGAGCGCTGCTGATACACTGGTGTCTATACGAATAATATCATTATTCATTATAGAGGCTCTAGTTATTAGCATTTTTGATATTCCCTGTACTTGTTGAATTTCGCTTACAAGATTATCCATAAGCTGTTTCATAACAAGAAATATAAAAAATCCCATAATTAGACCACTGGCTATGGGTAGCCCTAATTCAGCTATAAGATTAAAAGTGTCCATTAATCCTCGCCTTTAAATTTTTTGCTTTGTCCTGATGTTCCTGCGTAAATACCAAATACTGCTGCCATAGCTCCTGTTACTATAGAAACTAATCCAGCTTGCTCTAAATTAGGTTCTGGAATGGTCATAAACCAAGTGATTACTTTATATAGCAATATAATATAAACAGTAACAAAAGCTCTAGGAAATATACGCCAAGCATCAATTGTTTTAGCTAAATGAATCCATTTAAGATATGGATTATTATTATCATTATATGAAGTAACATCTATATCAAGCTCTAGTTTTTTTTTAATTGGAGCTTCTTTGTTTGCAATATTATTATCTAATAAAATCTCTTCATTCATTGGGAATAAATACCCCCAGTTCAATTAATTTAGTTCTATTAACTAAGTGTTCAGCTTCTATGTCGTCTTTGCTTTGACCAAAGTAAGCAACAGCTAAATAATTTTCTATCATTAATTGATTTATATTAATGCCGTCAATAATAACATTTCCTAAAACTCTGCCAAACTTACCTTTAGAATCTTTAAGTTTAGTTTCTATGATAACTTTATTACCATTATCTATAGCTTCTTTTAAAAATGAGCCAGCTAATTTACCTCTAACTTTTTCGTCTTTGTCTCTAGTCCTGCTTTCAGGTGTATCAATCCCATAAAGACGCACCCTAGAACGATAAAGAATGTCAAAGCCAAGGTCCAACACAACATCAACAGTATCGCCATCAACGACTCTATCAACTTCACAACTGTATTCATACATTTTAATTATCCAATAAACTTAGCTGCAACAATAGTTGCAACAATAAATGGATAGATAGCCCAAACCATTGCTTCAAGTTTATCAAAGCGTTTTGATCCTGCTTTTAACCTTGTATCAATACTTTTATATAATGCTTTGCACTCTCTTTCGTGAGATTCAATGGCATTTAAAGCGTCTTTAGCTGTTGCCATTACTTTTTTGGTGCAACCTCTTTAGCTTTACCGATATTCATAGCTAGCATATCTACAAGTTTGTATAGCTTGCCAATCCATATATCATCTTTTGGTGTGGCAGTAGAAGCAGCTATTATGCTACTTATAGTTACAATAGCAGTAACCCAGGTTACTATATTAATTATTATATCCATTATTTACCTCTTTATTTTTTGGTTTTTCCATTTAGAAAGAGTTTTAGTTTCTTCTAGTGCTCTTCTTCTTTCTTCTTCGTGCATATCTTTTTCTAAAACTTCTTCAGCGACTTCTTTAGAAGCCTCTATAAAAGCATTTTGAAACACGGACATACTGGCAGACACTTGGTCTAATTGAAATTTAAGACTGGCTTCTTTGTTTCTCAAATCCAGTAATTGTGAATGTAAGTATTTTTGCTCATCGGACAACTCCGATACTTTTTTCTCTTCATCGTTTATAAAAACTACGGCTTCTTCAGTCATGTTTCCTCCTAGTTTGCGGCTATGTAAGCAGTACCAGTGGTAACGGCTGCAACGTGAGTGGTTTTTTTACTGCTTGCTGCTCCTGCTACGTTTGGCGTATCATCATCACCATCTACAGGTGCGTAAAGCAAGATAGTTGAAAGGTGATCAACATTACGTTGTACCACTTCATTTATCTCGGCTTGTGTCATGCCTTCTACA